TGGTACTACCTCAACGGATCGCGCGTCAGGATAGGCCCCACGATTGTCCCGCCGACGCGCGATCCGTTGAGGTAGTACCACCACTCGGTGTGCCATTCGATGTCGCCCGTCGTCGAGTCGCTGCCATCGTCGTTCGGCGTGAACAGGCTGACCATGCGGCGGCATTTCAGTTCGCGGTGGTAGGCGGGGCCTAGGTTCTCGCGGCGTGGGGTGTCCATGGTCGAATCCTCAGATGAAGTTGGTGACGTCGACGACGAGGATGTTGGCCGTCAGCGAGCCATAGCCGTAGTTCGGCACCGGCTGCGCGTTCGGGCTGTCATCTCGCACGAAGTTCTGGAAGAGCGTCATATTGCTGACGGCGGCAGCCGGCGTGCCTGCAGCACTGTTCGCGATGCGGCCACCGCGCATGTAGACGTAGGTTTGCGTCAGCACCGGAGCGGGTGCCGCACCGATGTATCCGCTGACTCGCTGGCCGTTCGCAGTCGAGTTCCCAAGCAACAGCGCATAGCTGCGCCCAGGGGCGAGATCGACGTAATCGTTGAGCGGAGTGACGACGCGCAGGTATTTTTGCGCGCCGTTGAAAACCACCTCGCCTTGTGCGTTTCGGATCACAAGATACTGGGGTGCCACCTGGTCGGGCCGATCGTAGATGAAGTAGCGAAAAGAGCCGCCTGTCGCTGTGACAACGGTGAAAACCCACTGCGAACCGTTCCAGCGCTTCGTAGCCAGCGCAGCCGGCAGAGTGCTTTGGACGGCAATCACCGGGTCGTGGCCCGAAACGGCAATGTCCGCACTGCGCGCCTCGAAGTTGCCGTACTGGACGCTGGACGTCGCTACACCCGTCGCGGTCAAAGCGAGGTTTCGGAACGTGTCGTCAATCATCACCAACGACTGTCCGGCGGAGCTCAGAGTTTCAAAGTACTGGGCCATTTAGTATCTGCCGTACATCAGGGTTCCACCGATGCGGGGCGGATTCACGATCGGACTCACGCGAAACTCCCACGAAATGGTCGAGCCGGAGATCGTGAAAGTCGGTGTGACGGTGTGGATGTTTCCACCGTTGTCGCACTGAAAGAAAAGCCACACTTCGTTGTTGGCGCCAGTCATCGGAACAACGATGCTTCCGGCCACCCCTGCCTGCACCCCAACGGTGCCCAGAACCTGTGTCAGCCGATCGGTGACCGAGAGAACGCTCCGGCCGTACTCGTCCCAGCAGTCGACGCCGGCCTCCATCAGCCCACCCCCAGGCGCACGCGCTGGATGCCGTTGGCGTCGAACACGCGGATGTTCCCGTTCGACCACTCCAACCGCGTGCCGCCGGACGGGCTGGTAACGCGGAAGCGATCGGCTGCTACGTTGAAGTCCGAGACGATGCCGTTGTTCGTGGATTCCCAGCCACCGATGCGTCCGTTCACGTCGATGTAAACACCGGCTTTCGCGTTAAGTCCAGCCTGCAACACTTGCGCGACTGACGAGAGCCCAACGGCCCCTTCGTTCCATTCAGTCGGGACATCGCGCGGGGGCCTCACACTTTCGAGCATAGGGCGAGTAAACCACGCATAGGGGTTGGACTGCCCGATGCCGTCGATTTGAATGCCGGCACGTACGAAACCAATGTAATCCACACCAATGTCCAACACCACTTGCCTGCGTGGGATGTTGCCGAAAGACGCGCTAGAAACTTCCGTGGGTGCGATTGGCGCCCCATCTGTTTGCCCGATGTAGTTACCTGAAAAATCGTAGTAAAAAATGATCAACTTTGCGTTGCAGCGAAAAGTGTTTACCCAACATGAGAAAATCCAACGATCATTCAATTTGGTGGGCACAAGGCCGCTCGCAACTTGAATGCGATGTTGGGGGAGAAATGTTCCAGCACCATTCATTAGCAAGCTGGGTTGCCGCAAGGGCGAATAAGTGTTCCCGTCACCAGGCAGCGTGCCGTTGTTGGGTTCAACAAGCCAATTGCCTGGCGTCGTGGCTTCAAACACAGCCCAACCGCGAATCGATCCTTGTGTGCCAACAAAGTTCGCGTTCTGTAGCTGGTTTACGTTAGCGATGCTGTTCTGCACTTGGGTGATCGCACTCGCCTGAGCGTTCGCCACCGTCAGTGCTTGCGTCGCGGTGCCATGCGCCCCGTTAGCGGTGCCCTGCACCGTCGTGATGTCGGCCGCAAACTGCTGTTCGGCCGAGGCCAGCGCCTCCTGCAGGTTCGTCACGCTGGACGTCGTCGCCAGATCCGGCAGCGTCGCCTCGACCACGTCCGTGCGCTGCGCGAGTGCGGAGATGTCGCCTTCGCTGTTCTCGATCCGGGTGACCACGAGGTCGAGCGCATCGGCCGTGGCGAGTTCGCCCGCACCTACCGGCATGCGGGCATAGAGCACGTCCAGGCGCTGCGCTTCTGCGGCGATCTCCGACGCGTTGGTCTGCGCCAGCTGCAGCGCGGCGGCGGCGACGTCGGCGACGCTCGAGTACTGGCCGAGCAGCTCCCACGCCGCCGGGTTCTCGCTGGGCCGCAGGCCGGTGCTGTCGATGCGCGCCCGGTAGAGCTGGCCGTCCTCTTTCGCCAGGAATCCGGCCTGGAACTCGAAGTCGGCGGTCCACTCCGGTGCGCCGGCGATCTCGGCGACCTCGGCCGCCAGAGCGTTCACCGCAGCGAATGCGGCGTCGCGCGCGGCGTTCGCCTTGTTGGTCGCGTCCTCCGCGGCTTCCTGCGCGATGCGGGCGTTCTCGTTGAAGCGCGCGATGATCTCCTCGGCGAGTTCGCCGCGGATGCCTTCCATGTCCTGGCCGATCTGGTCGAGCTGCTCGCCGAGGTTGACGCCGAGCGTGCGGGTGATCACGCGCATGCCTGTCGACAGCGTGCCGCTGGTGTTGCGCGAGCGCGCGGCGAAGGTCCACTGGCCCGATTCCGGGATGACCGCCTCGAAGGGTGCGGTGTGGTAGCCGTCCTGCCCGACCGGCGTCATGGCCGCCCAGTTCGGATTGGGCTCGAACCCCGGCACGTAACGGATCTCGACGCCGGCGAAGTCCGCGGACTGCGTGGTGCCGCCCAGCCACCCCCAGGTGTACAGCCGCACGCCGCCGCTACGCTCCTGGACCTCGAAGATGTCCACCAGCACCGGCGGCGCGTCGGCGCCGATCGTGCTGTACACGGTGGCGGCCGCGATGCCCGGCTGTCCGTCCGGGGCGAACGGGCGCACGACGATCTGGTAGGTGCCGGCGCGGGCGATGCGCCACACCGCGGTGCGCGTGGTGGTGCGTGCGACTTCGACCAGCTCGTCGTTCTCGTTCGACATCTGCACCACGACATCGCCGACCGGGCCGGTGATGTCGAAGGTCGCGACGAGCTCGGTGAACAGCGTGTCGCCCTGCGGCACCTGGCGCTCGGAGATCGAAAGGCCGGCCGCCACCGGCCGCGTCTGCAGCAGGCTCTCGTTCGGCGCCGGGATGTACCGGCCGGTGCGCACATACTCCCAGTACTCGGGCCCCTCGGGCACAACCGCCACGCTGGCGCCTTTCAGGCCGCTTTCCGGTGTGATCGAGACCACACGCACGCGGTAGCCCGGCGTGGCCTTGAAGTCGTAGCACCAGAGCGTGTCGTGGGTCGGGTTCGGTTCGAACTCGCCGCCCGGCCGGTAGAAGCCGACGCCGGGGAACTGCGCATCGTTGGGCCAGGCGCCGACCAGTGTCAGCGACGTCGCCTCACCCTCGAACGGGGCGACCGGGAACACGCGATAGGTGCGCTCTCCGGGGATGCGCAGGCCGATGTAGGCGCTGCCAGTGGTCGGCGCGCGCACCGGCTCCGAGACTGCGACCGACACCACACCGCCGACGATCGAAGCGCCGACGAGCTGGCCGCTGAAGCCCCACTGGGTCAGGTCGTGCGACAGCGACAGCAGCGAGAGCCGCTGGTAGCTCAGATGCTCGATGTCCGTCGAGTAGCTGATGTCCTTGCGCTGATACAGATTCTGCGCGAGGTGGAAGCGTCCATGCATCGCCGCATGCGCCTCATTGGTGATGCCCTCGCCGGTCAACACGGCGGGGTTGAGCATCGTGGTCACACCCGGCGCCGGGATGCGGATCGTCTTCGTCGACCAGTCGATGGCGTCGTAGTAGCTGTACTCGATGCCGTCGGCCGAATTGGCCAGCATGTAATCGACCTGGAACTGCCCCTTCTTGATCGTGGACATGTTCACCACGCCGGAAATCGGCTGGTCATCGGCGGACCAGACCACCGACAGTCGGCCGCCGGCCCACGTCACCTGGCCGAAGCCAGCCGCCGCCAGCGCGTTCACCATCTCCTCGTGGTTGCGCACGTCCTTGATGACGAAGTTGTACTCGAACCCGTTCGCTTCGCAGTGCAGCATGAAGGCCTGCAATGCAGCGATGTCGATCATGTCGTCCGTCAGGCCGATGCCGGCGATGCGGACGCCGCTCTCGTCGTGGATGCCGCGGGCGTAGGCGAGGATCTGCGCTCCCGGGTTGCTGGTTTCCTCCGTCACCCAGCCGACGCCCTTCCACACCGGGATCGGGCGCGCGTGCACCACGCACCGAAGCTCGTCCGGTGCGGTGGTGAGTTGACCAGTTGCCTTGATGCGCACGCCGATGCGCGGAATGCCAGCGTACGTTGCCGAGTCGGCCTGCACCGCCGTCATGTCGCGCCACGCGAACTGCGCGCGCCCGTTGGACCCACCCCCGTCTACCGCGATGCCGCGGATGCGCACGCGCACGTCGTACTGACCCTCGGGCACGTCTCGCGACAGCGTCGCGCGCGATTCCTTCATCGGGTCGCTGCCGGAGAGTTGGCGCGAAACGAGAATGCCCCATGCTTCGGTGCCGACCCGCCGGTACTCGACGTCGACAATCTCGCTGTTGAGGACCGGGCGCGCCTTACTGTCGGCGTCGCCGATGGCGTAGTTGATGTTCACCTGGATGCGCACCGTGCGCGCCGGCGTGGCGCGCTGCACCCATGTCTGGTTCTTGTTGAGCTCGCCGCCGGCTATTGTGTCCGCGTCGCTGTAGAGGGGAATGGTCTCGTTCGCCATGCCCGGGAAGCCGGAGTGGTACACGCGCACGCCCTGGAAGATGTCCAGTGCCGTGTCGCCGTTCATGAGGCTCTCGACGCGGTGCGCGTTGATGCCTGGCGTAAGGACCATGCCGACGAACTGGTCATCGCCCTCGTACCAGCTGTACTCGTTCGAGAGCACGTCAGGCGCGTAGTACACGCGGCCGAACACCAACGCGAGCGGTTGATAGTGGCGCTTCTGGTTGCGGCTGGCCCCGATCGTGTGGACGGTGTGCTGCTCGCGCTGACCACCGCCACCCGGAAGCTGCGGGCCCAGCACCTTGTTGACCAGCAACGAGCCCGCCGCGAAGACAACCGCCTGCGCAACGAAGGTGCCCAGGGCCGTGGACGCGCCGATCGAGAAACCTGCGACCGTGCCAGCGCCGAACGTGAAATACGTCAAGGCGATCATCGCCACGATGTAAAGCGCCTGCTTGCGCACGACGCCTCGCACCTCGATGACGGTCTGGTCCTTCGGACGCACGCGGTCCATCACCTCGACCGGCACCAGCACGCCGTTGATGCGCACTTCCCATGCGTCGCCGTTCCAGTTCGGCACAGACCGGCGAAGGAACGCGCCCAGGCTCTCGCCCGGCACCAGCTGCGCGGCGATGTTGGTCTGCCCTTCCAGCGTGACCGGATGCGGCGTGGTGATCAGGCGGCCGTGGCCGGCCGGGCATTCCATCAGGCCCATGCGTAGAAACCCTCGATCGGGGCGCCGAAGTCCGGCAGGTCACGCGCGCGGTGCAGCACACTGCAGCCGATGCGCTCGCTGGAGTGCAGGACGTAGGCCTCATGCGCGAGCCAGAAGTAGACCCCGGCATGTGCGGCGCGGCCGTGCTCGGTCATCA